ACCGACATCATGAAGATTTGGTTAGCACAGCAAGAAACAGAAAAAGGGGAATAATAAATGGCAATCATCACAGTAACAGCACAAGTAAACGAAAAGAATACACGAACAGTAAACACAGCAAAAGGCGACAAGAAAATTATTTCTGTTCCATTGTTTGAAAAAGAAAAAGGTTCGAATGTAAAAGTTGCGTACGGTTCAGCTTTCTTACCTGACTTCATTCAATTAGGCGACACCATAACGGTCAGCGGTCGTGTACAGGCTAAGGAATCAGGCGAATACGTAAATTACAACTTTGTTTTCCCTACGGTTGAAAAAGTATTTATCCATAATGATAATGTCAGTCAATCACAAGCTAAACAGGACTTATTTGGGAAATCTGAACCGATTGAAGTTGATGAATCAGAACTTCCTTTCTAGAAAGTAGGTTACATGTACACAGCAGAAGAGAGAGAGCAAATCATCGACATCGTGGATAAGATGAGCTTACTAAGACAAGACTTTGACGGAGCTTTCACTTGGATCAAGGAAAACGTATCAATGCCATTTGACTTTGATGGAGAACAGCAATTTATATCAGACTTGAAACAACTAGTTAAAATTAATGCTTTGAAGTTTGGTAAAATATATGAAGGAGTATTATGACAACGCTAAGAGAACTGCACAAAAAACTTAAAATTAAACAAACGCTTGACAACTATGTACGTAACACAAATAAAAAATATAAATATAATCTTGTCCCTGATGAAATTCTTGGCGAGGGTTTAGCTAAACTGATTGAGCTTAACACTCAAGGTAAACTTGGACGACATGCACAGCAAATTGCTTACATCAATCATAACTTGAGCTTACAGCGACAAAAGGAGCAACTGGAACAAGCTAACGAACGACTTGCTAAACGTGCAGAGAAAGCCCAAAAATTGCTTGACACGGAACTTTTGAAAGATAGCTACATCGAAACACTTGAAATGTTTAGTAAATTCAATTCAGCAAAACAATATACTATGTGGGACGACCTAGAAACTCCAACTAAAGTGATTGAGTTCATGGAAAAGAACGGAGTTAAGCAAGGGAAATGGCTACGTCCTGAAGGAGTTGACGCTTGGTTCAAAGAACGAATCATCTGGTTCAAGAATAAATTGAAAGAAAAATAATTAACAATAAAAACTTTTTGCTTGACGGCTTAGAGTTTTTTTGGTATACTTAGTACATCGAGTTAAGGAAAGAGGAAAAATGATGAAATTTTATAATAAATGTGTATGTTGTGGAGAAAAAATAGAAGTATTTCCAGAAGCATACGACTGCTTGGAAGACTTAGACGTGCCTATGGTTTGTTCAGAAGAATGTAATGAAAAAATGAATAATATTATAAAGTGCACTCATTGTAATAGCAAAAATGTGATTAGTTGTGACTACAACGATGACTATGTGTTATTTGAATGCCAAGATTGTAGAAAAGCTTTTTCAGTAAAAGATAATAATCATTTGGATTACATCATACAAATAAAGGAAGTTTAAATGGACTTATAGCACAAAATAGATTGAAACTTTAGGCTTTACAGCTTAGAGTTTTTTTGATATAATAATACATATAGTTAAAGAAAGAGGAAAAAAATAATTGAAGTAGTAAGATATAAAGAAAAGTATTTAGTTAGTGATAAAGGAGATGTATTTAAAGAAAATAAAAAATATACAAGAAAGAAAAAACAGAAAACTGACAAATACGGGTATAAAGTAACAAGTATAAACGGAAAACAAGAAAAAGTTCATAGAATAGTAATGGAAGCTTTTCATGGTAAGTCTGATTTAACTGTTGACCATTTAAATATGAATAAACAAGATAACAGACTTGAAAACCTTGAATATGTAACTTCTGGAGAAAATTCAAAACGAGCTTTTGGTATTAAAGTAAAATGGAATGGAAAGGAATTTAGAAGCTTCAGCGATTTATCTAGATACGTTGGAGTTGCCAATTCAACAGCTTGGATATGTTATAACAAAGGTTGTAAACTAAAAGGGCATATAATAGAGGTTGTAAAGTGATTTTAATACAATGCGTAACCTGTGGGGCTTCAAGTTTCACTAATGGTAAATGTGATTATTGTGGCAACCGGTACGAAGTAAATGAAGACAAAATATTTTACGGTAATTCAACAGAAGATGATTCATCATTAGATGAGGATATAACTTTTCAAGAAACTAAAACAGGTAAATTAATACTTAAAATCATGATTTATATTTTAGTATCTATTGTTTGGCTTGCAGTAACTGTATTTATTCCGCCATTATTTATAATAACAATTATTTTATTAGTGGTTTATGTGAGTTTTCGCTTGATAAATAAAAAGAAATAGCTTATAATAGTATATAGAATAAAGGAGCGATACAATGAATGTTGAATCAATAATTGGTAAAGTTATTATAATAGCACTAGTCGGAATTGGACTATATGCTTTTTTTTACGTTAGTTGACTTGATTAGAACGAAAGGGAGCAAATAGATGAGTAAATACTTTAATGACAAAAGATATTGCTACTGCTTCGATATACCAACGAGCGACGGCTTAGGAGTTTGTAAAGGTTGTAGAGGATACATGAACATCTGTTATAGTTGCGATCGCTGTTTACACTGCTGGTGTACATCGCAGATTGAACTATTTACTGAATATGATGAACCTGAATTACTAGCGTTTATAGAAAAGTGGAATAAATTTTACCAAACTAGAAAGACAATAAATAATGCTTAAGTTAGACGAGAAGAAAATCAGAAAAGGCAAACCAATCGGACTACCATACCAAGGAAGCAAGAAAAAGATAAGCAAGAAAATAGTTGAAATTATCAAACAGAACTTTGGCACAGACAAGCCGATATACGACATCTTCGGAGGTGGCGGAGCAATTACAGCCGAATGTATTTTAAATGGCTTAGAAGTGTATTACAACGACTTAGACAAGGATATAACCAACGCATTTGAACGAGTTATATCACAAGACCGTGAGTGGATAAAAACCCTTATTGTTTCAAGAGATGAGTTCTTCGAGATTAAGGCTAAAGAAAACAAGACAACAGACGACTTTTTGAAGTTGCTGATTAACTCTTTTGGGAATGATAAGAGATCATACTTATGTTCTAAAGAAATTGCAGATTTAAAATATAATCTAGCTAAAGAAATTATCGAAAAGCATGACGTTTTTAGTGGTTATAAACAGACTGAAACATACAAGAAGGCTACTTATAATGCGAAACAAGAAAATGATAAACGACTTCAACAGCTTGAACGACTTCAACAACTTGAACAACTCCAGCAATTAAATAAAATAAAAGCAACGAATAAAAGTTATCATGATTTTAGCAAAGTTTCTGGTGCTATCTTATATCTTGACCCACCTTATGAAGGGAGTAACCAAAAAGGTTATATCAATTCATTCGATAGTCAAGAGTTTTATGACTGGGCATTTGAAATGGCTAAAAATAATATCGTTATAATTTCAAGTTATTAAATTTCTGGCGAACGCTTTGAAACTGTATATTCTTTTGGTAAAGCAAGTGGAACTTTACAAGGTGGAAGAAATGATAAATGTGAAAAATTATTTATGGTTAAAAACAGTTAATGTTTGACAAATAAAAAGCAATTTGATAGAATGTAATTATAAATAGAGGAGAACAAAATGAAAGATACAGTAAAAACTTTAATGATAGTTGCAGGTGTCGGCTTTACACTTATCGCTATCACTTGGGTAGGTATGCTTGCGACGTTGCTTATTACATGGCTTGGAGGTAACATCTAATGAATTTTAAAGAAAATAAGCACTATGCCAACGAATACGGTGTAGAACTTAACGAATATTTGAAACATAATTTTAACTACGAAGAGCTTGTAGGGTGGTATACAATGCAGGTATTGAAGTATCTAGTGAGAGCTGGCAAGAAAGATGGTGAAAGCTACGACAAAGACCGTAACAAGGCTCTAGACTATGCCAAAGAACTTGCTAACTTAAGTAACGAGAATGAGCTTACAGAGTATACTACTGACGACATTATGGGCTTTATACAAGATATAGCTGATGATTTTGAACGATGGGAAGGAATAAAATAATTAAAAAGAGTTGATGTTTGACAGCATTGACTTTTTTTGATATTATAGTCTTATAGAAATTAAGGAGGTTAAACAGTGGAAACACAAAAAGCTATAAAGGTAGTAGCTTATAACCCTACGACGGAAGAAGAACTACACTTTAGCTGTAAGGCTCAATGTGCTAAGTATTTCGGTCTTAAAGCTAATACAGTCAT